GAGGGGTACAACCTGCACTTACGGGACATTGCGGTTTCTCGGTCTGTGTTTACCATCGAGGGGACCAACCTGATTCCAGTCATTGTCACCGATTCGGAATACCTTTTCAAGACAGGAGTAAATGAGCAACTCATATCCTACTCCTTCACCCTGCGCCTCAGCAACCGACCCCGCCTCAAGTGATCCGTCTCGTAGCCCTCAATCAAACGCAATGGTGGTCCGCGCCGTCTGACCAAACGACCCTCGACCTTGAGGGGGCTCCGGCCATATCCCTGAACCTTGCCGTGGCAAAACCGGGGGAGACCATGCAACGGCACGCGCCATATTCGCAGACGTTCCGCCTACCCTTTACCGACAGGAACAACAAATTCTTCGCCCATTTCTACGAGGTCACCCTTTCCGATGGGGACTTCGACCCAACAAAAAAAACGGGCGTGCTACTCTACGAGGACGGAGTGGAAGTAATACGGGGCTCCATGCAACTCCGGGCTGTGCGGCTTATGGCGGAGGTGTACGAGGTGAACGTTTTGGGGGACGCCGCGGACCTCTTCGCGGAGCTAGGTTCCAAGTTGCTGGAGTCGGTGTTTCGCGACTCGACCACCACCCCCGTCTCGTATACGACTGATTATAACTACGTCAGCACCGCCGCGAACTTCGTCCTCTCCCAGACGCTTACAAACCAAATCTGCCAAGGCGACAACGTACCCGATGGGACCGTGGTCATCCCTCTCGCCGATCACGGACTTCGTGCCGACGGGCAACCGCTGGCCGCACAACCCGGATATGGGTTGATGGACATCGACGCTACCGAAACCGCTTTGGTTCCGGATATGCTCAAGCCCACCTTCCGACTGCGGATACTGCTCAAGCTCATCTTCCAAGAGGCTGGGTTTTCGTACACCTCGACCTTTATAGATTCGGCGTTCTTTGGCTCGATATACATGACCCTTGGAGACGGGCTGGATAGGCTCGCCACCACCAACGCAAACCGATGTAAAGCCGTCATAGCTGCGGCCATCACCTTTCCCACCCTTACCGATGGGGTAGGTATCATCCCATACGACACCGACGACGGAAGCCAAAACGAAGGGAGCTACGACGAGGACGACAATTTTAGCACCGCGTCACATACCTACGTCTGCCCGATTGGGGGAACGTACACCTTCCGCGCTTCGGTACACATCGACAACACCGGCTCCGCGGGCGATGGTATCATTCGCATTATGCGCGGCAACGTCTCTTTGGCTGCGGAGGAATACGAGTTTGCCGCCATCGCACAAACCGGGTCGAGCCACACGTTCAACCTTGAGGTGGAGTCTGTGGTGGTCTCTGGGCAGGCCATACAAGTCCAAGTTTTGACGCCCGGACTACAAGTGGACCCCAAGGTTCTGTCCGCTACGTTTGAGTGCCTCTCGGCTCCCGGTGGTCAGGTGCTCGTGCCGCAGATGATGCCGCGCATCAAGCAAAAGGATTTCGTCCGCGACCTCTGCCAACGCTTCAACCTTGTAATCGAATCCGACCCCGACAACGATAGGCGCCTAATTATTGAACCATACAACGACTGGATGGGCGCCGGTGTCGATGCGTATTGGACCAAGAAATTAGACCTCGACAAGGAACGCACCCTTTCGCCTACGTCTTCGCTCAAGTCTGCCCGAATCACCCTCGGCGACAAGGAAAGCGCAGACATAGGAAACGAGTATATGGCCGCCTCTCTGGGTATGGGGTTTGGAACCTACGACCAAGATATCGATGACGACTTCGCAACCGGAGAACTCAAAAACGAGCCGGTCTTTGCGCCGTATTTCGTTTACACTATCCCCAACCTCTACGGCGACCCCGGAACGTATTTAAGCGGCCTCCTTGCTCACCGCTCGTACAAAGTCGATGGGGTAGGTGTCAAGCCCACCTCACAGCCTCCGAAGCTGTGTTTTGCCACGGGCATACAAGCCATAAACGACACCCTCTTCGTTGACGGGACAGCCTTCACCTCGTTGCAATTTATGTCCCCGTATTCTGTGGCTCCGGCTACGGGCTCGGCCCAAAGCCTATATTGGAACTCTACCGATCAACCCTTTTGTTTTGGAAACGGGACGCTTGTAAATCAATCCAGCGCGGACCCCATGCCGCTGGGCTTACACCGCTCGTATTGGTCGAGCTACCTCGCCGACATCTACGACGCAGACGCAAGGGTGTTCGAAGCCCACCTACACCTCACCCCCTCGGATATCCGAAACGTGAGATTCAATGACCGCTTTCACATCTTAGGCGCAGCGTACAAACTGACCGAAATAAGCGGGTATGAAATCGGGACGGGAGAGAGCACCTTGTGCAAGTTCTTGCGCGACATAGACCGCTCTTCGTTTGGGGCGTGTTCGTCTTTGCCCACGCAATCGAACTCCAACGGCACTGTGACCTTTACCAACGCCGACGGAAGCACCACCACCGACCCCGGGCAACAATGCTGTGAGTCGTTTGGATATACGTACGACGGCCAGAACAATACCTGCCGATGGAACAACAACGGCCACGGCAACCCCGGCGCCGTTCCCGACTCCCCGACAGACGCCCAAGACCCGCTCACAAATACAAGCGGACCCGGCCCGGTGTCTCCGGTAGGTACGCACACCACCACCACCGCAGAGGGTAGCGGGTCGGTTACCATTACCGACAAATTCAACTTGACCGCCGAGAGCACGGGAAGTTCTGCCACAGACGCCACCGCTCCGGTGGGGACTACCATACGCCTCGATGAAAACACGATAGGCTCCGGCATTGTGAAGGTGTCCTCGACCACGGTGGGCGGATCGTCTGGCACGGCCTTTACCTCAAAGTTTGAGACGTGGCGATTCTTAGCCAATGGGCGGGACGCTTCGGTAAGTTTCTCCAAGACGAGCGGCACAACCTTAACCAGCGGGAGCCCCGGCACGCGTTCCCTGTCGGCTACGTTGACCGGTGGCGTGCTCACCTTTCAGGTCACGGGCGGAGCAAATAAAATCATCAACTGGAACCTTGAGGTGGATATGGTCCGCCTCTACGCTACCAACGAGGTCGAGTTCCGGGACGCGCTATTGACGGAAGCGGGAGCACGTATCGCCGGCGTGAACGACCGGGTCATACTGCAGGAATAAGAAGAAATATTGCAGAAAAGTTTGTGTGGTTCAAGATTGTGCCTATCTTTACACCATGAGCAACGCACAAAACAAAAGCACAATGACCTTCAATACTATCTCAACCAGCGACTACGGCACTTTTAAAACAGGTAGCTACACATTGAATGGTCAGCCGTACCGCGTGAATGGTAACTGTGTTGGCGGTCAGTGGTCTTGGACTTTGGCCCATGACATGAGCAACCACAACAATTTGCGCGAAGTCAAAAGCCACTTGTTGACTTTGGTCGGACAAGACACACAGGACATGACTACAAACAACAACCTCGTAAACGCTACCGACCGCGTAGAGACACCGAAGCAAGCCTTGCAAGTAATGGGCATGAAGGTTGACAATCGCAACGCCTTCTATTTCGCGGATACTGTACGTTATGCCAATTTGCCATTGGACAACTGCCACGTTTTGAACGGAACCGCTGTAAAGTCAACTGCGATGTGGTGCAAGGACACAAACACCTACCTCATTCGGACCAAATCCGAAAAGGCCTAAGCCGACCGACATACAAACAGACAGCCCCGCCTTGTGCGGGGTTTTCTATTTTGGTACATGAAGGAACACCTCGACGGCATTGGGAAGACCATCCCCCGCGTGATTAACATCTCCACTGAATACGAGCTTCGCGGCGACCCGGATTCTTTGGTTTTATATGGATACTATGAATGGGGCTCCTCGTCATGGTGGCGGAAAGTCCTGCAAGGAATAAGGAATGGCGCAGGACTACGAAATCAACGTAAAGGTTAAAGGTGTCTCCCAAGTAAAGACCGAGGTCGATGGGCTCACCGAGTCCATGGAAGAGGCTGGGGGTGCAAGCTCGGCAGCGTTCGGAAAATTAGACTCGCTCCTTGGTGGCGTACCCTCCAAGCTTAAGGGGGCCGTGGGTGGCGTGCGCAATCTTGCCGGGGGTTTTAAGTCTCTTCGGGCGGCTATCATCTCAACGGGAATTGGTGCGCTCGTGATCGCGCTTACTTCGTTGGCCACATTCTTTACCAAGACCCAACGCGGTGCGGAGATGCTCGAAAAGGCCCAAGCCGGATTGGGTGCGGCCTTTGCTGTCATCACCGACAAGGTGAGCTCTCTGGGGGAGGGGTTGATTAACCTATTTACCAACCCAATCGAGTCCATCAAGAGTTTCTCCGACTCCATCAAGAGCTTTGTCCTCGACAAGGTCCAGCAACTAATTGATGGCTTTGGGGTATTGGGTTCCGCTGTCGGGGCTCTCTTCCGCGGGGAATTCTCCGAAGCCGCAGAACTTGCCAAGGAAGGTTTTTTAAAGGTCGGCGATTCCGTCCTTGCCTTGAATCCAGCTACGGCGGTGCTCTATCAAGTGGGGCAAGCCGCCGCCGACATAGCTCCACAAATAGCCAAGGCCGCCAACGCTGCGGTTCAGCTCTCCCAAGACTCCATAAACCTCCGGGAGAACCAAAGAAAGTTGAAGGTGACGTTCGCCGAAACCCGCGCAGAAATCGCCAAGCTCCGTTTGGTGGCGGAAGATGAAACGCTAACATTAGAGGAACGCATGGCCGCCGCAGAGAGGGCCATGGAGTTGGAGAATGGATTGATGGCGGCACGTGAGAAGGCCGCACGGGAAGAACTCCGCATTCACAACGAGCGGATGGAGCTCGCAGAAAACACGGAGGAAGACTACGAGAAGCGGGCCGAGCTGGAGGCTGGGTTGATTGATATACAAACGAACAGCTTCAAACAGCAACGCCGCCTCTTGACGGAGCTCCAGTCGCTGAGGAACGAAGACCAAGCGTTGAAAGACGCCGAAGCCAAAGCGGACGCCGACAGGATCAAGAAGGCCGACGAGGAAGCAACAAAAATTAGCCTCAAGGCCCAAGCCGACGAAGCGAAGCAACTGCAAAACCACCTCGACAAAATCGCCGAGCTTCGGAAGTCAGCCGTAGGGGGTACGTTCTCTATTCTCAAGAACCTGAACACAGCCTTCGAGAAAGACACCGAGGAAGGGCAAAAGAAGGCGTTCAATAGAAACAAGGCTATCAGTATCGCCGAGACCCTTGTAAGCACGTACACGGCCGCTCAAAAGGCGTATGCGTCACAACTCTCCGTCCCTACTCCAGACGCCCCGATCCGGGCGCAAATTGCCGCAGGTATCGCTGTGGCCGCAGGTCTGGCCAAAGTCGCCGCTATCAAGTCACAGCAATTCAGCGGAGGAAGCGGGGGAGGCGCCGCCGCGGGCGGTGGTGGTGTATCGGGTGGGCCGCAGTCTGTCGGTGTCGATGTCGGTTCCCTCGTTCCCAACCAGCAGAACCCCACACCGGAACCCGTCCGGGCATATGTAGTGGAGAACGAGATAAGCAACAAACAAGCCCTGAATAGGGAGCTACAAATTCAAACCACGCTATGAGGACAATTGAGCTTTTGATAGATGAGGAGCAGGAAGATTTCGGGGTGGAGGCCATCAGCCTCGTCAAGTTCCCGGCCATCGAGGAGAACTTCGTGTTCTTCAACCGCGACAACCGCTTTACCCTCGCACGCGTAGACGAAGAGAAGAAGTTGCTCATCGGGCCGGCGCTGATTCCGGAGAAGATGATTCCGCGATATGACGACGTCAACGAGGAAGAGTTCGAGGTGTACTTCTCCCAGCAGACCGTAGAAAAGGCCGCGGAGCTTTTTATGCAGCAGAAGCGAAACGACGAATACACCATCGAGCACCAAGCCAAAGTAAACGGGCTCTCCATTTTCGAGAGTTGGATTGTGGCCGACGAGGACCGCGACAAGTCCCGCGTGTATGGCTACGACGTACCCAAGGGGACGTGGATGGTTTCGGTTCGCGTACACAACGAGGACGTTTGGGAAGACGTCAAAGACAAAAAATATCGAGGCTTCTCCATCGAGGGGTACTTCGTCGACAGGTTGATTCAGATGGAAGACGTCACAGTGTCTACCATCGCCAAGGCCGTCCGGGAGGTGCTGGAGCCCTCTGCATACCTTGACGGCAAGCCCCTGTTTGGGACCATCTTAGAGGCTGAGTTGATGGCAGAGGCTCTGGGTTGTAGCGGTCACCACGAGCACGAGATTAACGGGACGCGGATGTTTATGCCTTGCGCCACCCACGAAGAGCTGGACCCGCTCCTTTCGAACAAGTGAATTCGCGTTATATAACCCATTAGAAACTCCATCGATGTCAGTTATTGAGAAACTCAAGGAGGCCGTTCGTTCCGTTGTAGAGGAGCGTTCTGAGCTTTACAAAGAAGCCCGCCTTGAGGACGGGCGCGTTGTGGCTACCGAAGCCGACGAATTTTCAGCCGGCGCCTCTGTGCGCGTGTTGAGCGAAGACGGCGAAGCCGCACCACTTGAACCGGGCGCCCACGAGCTGTCCGACGGCGGACAAATCACCATCGACGCAGAGAGCAAGGTGGAGATGATGGAGGAAGAAGAGGAGAAGGTAGAGGCCCAAGAAGAGCCCGATGAGATGGCCGCAGTCAAGGCCGCGCTCATGGAGAAGTTTGAGATTTCCCCAGAGGTAGCCCAAGAAATTGTCGAGGTGGTCACGGCCGCCTTGAAGCCTATGGTCGAGGAAGAGGTGGAAGCCTCTGAAGAGCCAAAAAAAGAAGAGATGTCGATGCAAGTGGAGCTGGCCGAGCAGATGGCCACCGCGCTCCAGAGCATCAACAAGAGACTTGAAGCCCTCGAATCCGAGCCCGCCGCAGAACCAGACCGCGTTTTGCCGAAGGCCGAATTCAGCCAAGAAACAAACCCCAACCTTTCGGGCGTAGATCGCGCCCTCAACATCATTTCCCAGTTTTCATGAAACCCGTTAAGAGTAAGAAGTACGACTTCGACATCGACGTAACGTCAAACACCTACGCAGGTGAGTTGGCGTTGCCATACGTTACCGCAGCCGTCCTCGGTGCGGAGACCATCAACAAGAACCGCGTGCGCCTCATGGAGGGTATTGTGGGCAAGGCCGTTATCAACGGCTTGAGCTTTACCGACGTCATCCAAGCAGCAGGTTGCTCAGGTGCAGATGGGGGAGACCTCACGCTCACCACGCAGGTCTTGACCTTGAACGACCTTATGGTTAAGGAGGTGATTTGCCGAAAGACTATCCTGCCAACCTTTGTTGGTGCACAGGGCCGGATGCGTCGTGACGGAAACATCCCCCCGACCTTCTCAGAGTTCTTGATGAGCGCACTCGCCGCGCAGACGGGAACCAGCTTGGAGAACTTGATGTGGCAGGGAGCTACAACAACGTTCCCGCTTGGATTCCTCTCCAACGACGGAACCATCGACGAAGCCGGAATCGACGCCTCCGCGTGTAAGGACTTTATCGAGCACGACACCGCCGCAACCGCTTGGAGTGCCACAACAATCCTCGGCCACATGAGCGGAGTATTTGACGCGGCACAAGCTGTTCCCGGAATCTTGCAGAAGCCCGGATGTGGTTTCTACCTGTCCTATGAGGCATACGCGTTCTTCTTGCAGGCTATGGCCGCACAGAACACCGGCCCCGGATACAACCAAGCGATGGAAGGAGCCACGTACTTGGGTTACCCCGTGTATCCTACACCCGGCATCCCGAATGCAGTAGACGTGATGGTCTTCACATACCCCGACAACTTGGTGGTGGGAACGAACGCCTACTCTGGCAACGAGCAGGCTTCTTTGATTCCTGTGTACCAATACGACGGAAGCGACAACGTGAAGGCGTCTCTCGACTTCTCCGTCGGTGTTCAAGTGGCTGTCCCAACAGACGGCGTTGTAGGATTCAACTTCACCTAATAGATGGCTTGCACGATTACTCTCGGCCGCGCATTGGATTGTAAGGATGCGCTGGGTGGACTCTCGAAGGTTTTCTTCGTGAACAACTACTCGGCGGGTCTTGTCAATGCAGACGGCTCCGCGGGTACGGCAACGCTTGACACGGATGCAGGAGAGACCTTCACCGTTACGGACTTGCCTGCCCTCACCGTCCTCAAATACGACCTCCGCCCGGACCTTTCGAGCTTCACAGTGAATGTGCAGAGCGATCCGGCCACCGGAGCCAGCTTGTTTGAGCAGACGTTGAACCTTGTTCTCCAGAAGCACCAAGAGAGCGACCCGGAACAAATTCGGCTCATCAGCCGCAACCGGTCGCAAATCTTTGTGCTCGACAATAACGACAACCTGTTCATGTTTGGGGCAACCTATGGCATGGATTTGAACGGCGGCACGCTCACCTCTGGAGCGGCACGGAATGAGATGAGTGGACAGACCTTGACCTTTGCGGGTCGGGAGGCGGCCCCTTATTATTTCGTCGAGTCTCCAACCGACGTGACCAACGCGAAGTACCCCTTCGAGAATATCACCACCCCGGCCAACATCACGATTGTTTGAGTTGTTCCTTTTGTTTTGTGTTTTGGAAGGGCTGCCGAGAGGCGGCCCTTTCTTATATGTGTAAGTGATGATACTGGTGGTCAAAAACAACGCCGGGAGCGTAGAGAATACCATCTACCTCACGCCAAAGGAGAAGCGTGGAGCGGCTAACGTCGCCACGTATGGCCCGAATATCGTCATGTTGGGCGTGGAGCTTACGAGCCTCACCACAAACAAGGTCGTGATGGTCAACGCCAAAGCCTTGAGTGTCACCGATAGGTTTACGACGTTTACTTTCGACGCCGACACGGAAACTTCATCGACTGCGGTGGACCTTACTGGACCAAGCTGGCCCGAGGGGTACGTTCAATACCGCGTCGTAGAGCGTGCCAACTCCGCCGACTTCCAATCCATCTCCAGCTCCGACGTGATCTTGGAGGTTGGTTTAGGTTACCTTACACGCGGGGACTTTGTGGGGTTTATCCTTACCGAGTCGTCTCTGAATATCGCCAAGGAAGACAACGGATTAATACTTCTGGAAAATGCCACGACAACGAGGGAAGCGTACCAAGAAACCACCTATACAAGCCACTCCGACAGCGGCTCAACCTTCGCATACCATGAGTAAGAAGCACGAGTTCAACGTATATGGCCTTCCCACCCACGAACTGCCCCTCTTCCGGGAGCAGGTGGGCCGCGACTACGTCAGCTATGGCTACGACAACCTCTACGGCGACTATTTGCGGGATTTATTTCTGGGCTCTTCAATCCAATCCGCTGTCGTCAATGGCGTAAGTGAGATGATTTACGGCGAGGGCCTCGACGCCACCGACCGAGAAGAGAAGCCAGACCAATGGCTCAAGACCCAACGTATGTTGGAGCAGTCCGACGACCATATTCTGCGTCAATTGTGCTTCGACTTGAAGCTCTACGGCCAATGCTACGTACAAGTCATTTGGAACCGAGTACGTACCGAGGTGGCCGAGCTCAGGTTTCTACCTGCCCACAGCGTAAGGTCTGGCATCGCCGATAGTCAGGGCCGGATAGACAAGTTCTACGTCTCCCCGGATTGGTCGAGGGTACGAGAAAACAGGTACGCCCCTATCGAATACCCCGCTTGGGATTCTGAGGACCGCACGGAGGCGGCCAGCGTCTACCAAATCAAGTCTTGGACACCGGGGGTGCATTACTACGGCCTACCCGATTACGTCGGCTCAACCAATTACATCGAGCTAGACCGGGAGGTGTCTACGTTCCACCTCAACAACATCAAGAACGGGCTCTTCCCTTCAATGATGTTGGCTTTTAATAACGGCATCCCCTCCGACGAGGAACGGCGTACCATAGAGAGGCACGTAAACGAGAAGTTCAGCGGAAGCAACAACGCCGGGCGCCTCTTGATTAGCTTCAACGATGGATCGGACAACGCTCCACAACTCACTCCCGTCAATCCCAACGACAACGACGGGATGTATGAGTTCCTCGCTACGGAGTGCACCACGAAAATTTTGGCTGGCCATCGGATTACCTCGCCCCTCCTGTTTGGCATCCGGGGGCAGGGTAACGGGTTTGGCAATAACGCCGAAGAGCTCCGCGACTCGTTTAGCCTCTTCCAAAACACTGTCGTTAAGCCCTTCCAGCGGACCTTGTTGGACGGCCTCCAGCCCATCTTTGCCACCAATGGCATCGACTTAGATTTCTACTTCAAGACCTTGAAGCCGGCAGACTTTATCGATGTGGACGCGGTACAAGCTCAAGGCGCCGACGAACAAGAAAAGGAAGGCTTAGAACAGAAGTTCAGCGCACAAACCCCGGACTCCGCTGCGGAGGCTTTGATTTCCCTCGGCGAAGACGAGCCGGAAGGGTTTGAACTCATAGACGAGAGAGAGGTGGACTACGACACCGAGGACCAATTCGATGCCGTCTGGACCTTCGCCCGCGTACCTTCTTCCAACCCCAATGGAAAAAGCGAGCAGGACGGGATTATTAAGGTGCGCTACAAGTACGCTCCGGATATCGTCAAGGACAACACCCGCGAATTCTGCCGTAAGATGATTCGGGCCGGGAAGGTGTACCGCAAGGAGGATATTATGGCCGCTTCTTCGCGGGCTGTCAATCCGGGATGGGGGCCAGAGGGGGCCGACACTTATGACATTTGGTTGTATAAGGGGGGTGGATCATGCCGCCATTTTTGGCAACGCCGCACCTACCTCAAGAAGAACAACAAAAAGGTTTCTGTGAACGAGGCAAAGAAGATTATTCGCGCCGCGGGGCCGGGTGAGAAGCGCCTACCCACCAACAACCCGAAGGTGGCACAGCGCCCGCGCGATATGGCGAACCGCGGATTCTTGAAACCAAAAGACTTTACGACCCCCCGATAATGGCGAACCTGATTCTCTTCATCTCCCCGGCGAAGCTCAAGAAGGAGACCGCCTTAGGTGGCTCCGTAGACGACGAAATCTTACAGCCTTACATTCGCTTGGCCCAAGAGATGCACGTACTTCCTGCGGTGGGGCAAAGCCTCTACGACGACCTCAAGACGAAGATTGCGGCGGGAACCATCACCGGGGCCGACGAGACCTTGATGGAGGAGTATATAGCTCCGGCCTTGGTTCAGCTTGCGTTTTCGGAGGCGTTGCCTTTCATCCGCGTGCGTATCGTCAACAACGGCGTAACCATTATGGACTCGGAGCAATCGACTGCGGCCACGTATGGCGATATGAAGCCGCTTATGTCGCGATCGAAAGACTTGGGGCTTTTCCATATCGAGAGACTCATGGACTACCTCGACAATAACGGAGGTACGTTTACGGCTTTGGATGCGGAGACCTCTGGCCAATTGTGCCGTACCCGCAGGAACTACACCCAAGGGCTGAACCTCTACCCCAACGTGACCGACGACAAGCTCGTCGAACGCATTTTGAAAGATTACGGCATCCGCTATTGATGACCCACGAAGAGAAGCTCGCCGAATATATCCAACAGAGAGATGGCAAACAGCAAAATCACCGCGCTTACCGAATTGACTTCCGTCGCCAACGACGACGTTTTGGTAATTGTAGACAACAGCGCAACGGAAACGAAGAAGATATCCTTCGCTAACCTGTCCGCAGGCATTAGCGTAGGTACGGCGTCCTCGCTACAATTTACGGCCCTGAACTCTACGGGCTCTACCATAACCAAGGGCTCGGCGGTGTATGTCTCTGGACACACTACGGAGACGCAGGTGGCCCCCGCCGCGAACACTTCTGCGTCTACCATGCCGGCCTTCGGAATCGCCACCGACGACATCGCAAACGGAGCCTCCGGGACCATCGTCATAAGCGGAGAAATCTCCGGCGTGAACACCTCGGCTTTCTCTATCGGAGACGAGTTGTATGTGGGGACCGCGGGCGCTTTGACAGCAACCAAGCCCACCGGTACGGCCATCATCCAAAAGGTGGCGCAGGTCACCAAGGCCGCGGCAAGCGGAGAGATTCTTGTGACGGGAGCGGGACGGGTCAACGACCTGCCGAATTTAGCCGATGGGAAAATTTGGATCGGGGAAAGCACCGGCGTACCTACCGAAAAAACCTTGACCCAAGGGAGCGGGATTACCATCACCGAGGACTCGACTTCGGTCACCATTGCGGCCACAGGCGGCGGCGGTGGGTTGGCTGCAGTCGTTGACGACACCTCCCCCCAGCTCGGCGGAAATTTAGACGTTCAAGCGCGGGAGATAGACACCTCGACAACGAACGGGAATATCATCTTGACCGCCAACGGAACCGGACTGGTTCAGGTCAAGGGAAACACCAACCCCGGCTCGGTGCGGTTGATGTGCGAGAGCAACACCCACGGCGTCACCATCAAGAGCCCGGCGCACTCTGCGGGGGCAGACTATACATTGACCCTGCCGGAAGACGACGGAGCCGCAAACCAGCCCATGGTTACCGATGGTTCCGGCGTGCTGTCTTTTGGGACTACCATCAAGGCCTCTGTCCAAGGGCCGGTCATCGGTGCAGAGCTGAACTTCGAGGCTCAGTCTACGGCCGTCGATGCTTCCACAGTTTGTGAGGGTACGATAGTGAAATTTGGAACTTCGGCCAGCAGTATGACCGCGGGCAAGGTCTACACCTTCGCCTCTGGAGCTTGGGTCGAAGCGGACGCAGACGCCTCCGCCACCACACAAGGACTTTTGGGTGTGGCTTTGGGGGCTTCGCCTACGACGAACGGCCTTCTAATTCATGGCATTGGATACCTTTCCCACGACCCCGGCGCCGCGGGAAACGTTCTCTACGTGCATACGACAGCGGGAGAGTTGAACGCCACCCAACCCTCTGCGGTGGGTGACTTCGTTCGTGTGGCCGGGTATTGCCTTGCCGACAACAAGGTGTTTTTCTCACCTTCTCAAGACTTCATCGAAATCGGTTCTTGATGGCCAACATCAGCAAAATAAACGCTCTGGCTTTGGCCAATATCGCGAAGGTTGACGCGATCACGAAAGCCAACATCGCCAAGGTCAACGGCCTCGACCTGCCTTCCGGTGCGTTTACGGGCCTTCTAGATACCTATACCGGCGCGGCGGCGGCGTACTCTACGCGGCGCCTTGCGAGCGCTACCACGGTGCTCTTGCGCGTGCGACGGGATACGGGCGGCGGAACGGGTGATGACGACGAGGCCAACTTTAAGTTCGACACCCTTACCGACGACCTAACGTTAAGCTCCCCTATCGACGACGCGGGGAGTAGCTCCGCGACGAACCTTGGCCAGTTCCTAAACGCTACGGGATACACTGACGCGGACAGCTTGGGAAGCCCTGCGGACGGGTTCGTGGACACATGGACGGACCAAAGCGGCAACTCAAGGGATGCAGAGCAGACCGCTCCGGGCAGCCAGCCGCAAATCTTTGATAGCTCTTCGCCCACCGACCTCATCAAGGAGAACGGGAAGGCCGCTATTCAAGCAGGAAATTATGACTATATGCAAAACAGCTTTACGTCGATTGCGCAACCGTTAACAATCAGCGCGGTATATAAAACCGGGACAGTAGGATATTCCACAATATTCAGGGGTTCGACTTCTAGCGCAATCGGGGTGTTGACGCATGGCTCAAGTAATAGCCGTTTAGACTTTGGGACAAGCTTAAACATCACTAATAATAACAACGCCCAAATGCATACGATAGCGTTAGCAAATGGTTCAAGTAGTTTGGTCCGTATCGATGGAAGTCAGGACGTAAGCGGCAACGCTGGAACAAATGCTTTTGACCCCGCTTTTATTATGGGGCAAACAACAGGCAATACCTACATTCCCAAAATGCAAGAATTAATCTTTTGGGGCGCAAATCAATCCAATGACTTCACAGGAATAGAGACTTCAGTTAACACCCACTTTGGCATCTACTAATGGCTACTGTATACCTCCCCGTTAAGCCCATCGAGGGCATGGACTCCGAACAAAGGGCAGAGGCCCTCGACGCAGAAGTGTGGCGCCTTCGTCGGCCCCTTTCTTTGCAACGTCCCACGGACATCACCAAGTATTATTATCCGCGTATCACCCACCCGGACACGGGACAGGTGGCTATCGTAGGAGACACCACCGAAGAGGTACGCATAAGCGTAGACGTAGACCTAACGGATATGCTCGCCCTCCTTCCAGAGGTTCCGCAGGAGGAAAA